CGGCGCGGCTGGACGGGGTGGCGTACCTCGAAAAATCTCCCTTGAAGTACTGGATGATGGCGGTCGCGTTCGCCATATTCGGGGTACACGACTGGGCGGCGCGGATCCCGATCGCATTGAGCGCGGTTTTGTTGTGCTGGGTGACGGCGCGGTTTGGGGCGTGGGCATTCGGGCGGCGAGTGGGGCTGCACGCGGGGCTGGTGCTGGGGACGAGTGTAGGGCTGTTTCTGTTCACGCGAATCCTGATTCCGGACGTGATGCTGACGTTGACGATCACGATTGCGCTGTGGGGAATGGTGCGGGCGCTGGAGGAAGAGGAACGGCATCCGGCGGCGTGGGCGATGGCGATGTGGGCGGCGATCGGCACGGGGCTGCTGCTGAAGGGGCTGATCGCGGCGGCGTTCCCGGTGGCGACGGGGCTGCTATATCTTGGGCTGACGAAGCAGTTACTGGCGAAGCGGACGTGGCGGCGGTTGCGAGTGATGTGGGGGATGCTCGTGGCGCTAGGGATCGCGGCGCCATGGCACGTACTGGCGACGCTGCGCAATCCGCCGTATTTCGACTGGACGATGCACAGCGAGAAGGGCTCGTATCATGGGTTCTTCTGGTTCTATTTCATGAACGAGCACGTGCTGCGGTTCTTAAACCTGCGGTATCCGCGGGACTACAACACGGTGCCGCGGGCATACTTCTGGCTATTTCACCTGCTGTGGTTCTTTCCGTGGAGCGTGTATTTTCCGGCGGCGGTGCGGTTGCAGTACCGGGGTGGCGACCGGGCGTCGCGGGTACGGCTGTTGTGTTTGTGCTGGGCGGGATTCATCCTGACGTTCTTCACGTTTTCTACCACGCAGGAGTACTATTCGATGCCGTGCTATCCGGCGCTGGCGCTGCTACTGGGGTGCGCAATGGCAAGCGGGGACGGGTGGCTGAAATGGGGGACGCGGGCGATCGGGGTGGTGACCGGGTTGGCACTGGCGGCGATCTGCGGGATTCTGTGGACGGTGCGAGGTCTGGCGGCGCCGGGGGACATCGCGTCGGCGCTGAGCTCGAATCCGGATGTGTATACGCTATCGCTGGGGCACATGACGGATTTGACGCTGGCATCATTCGCGTACTTGCGGGGACCGCTGGTAGTGGCGGGGGTGGCGATGGCCATTGGTACATGGGGCGCGTGGCGACTGCGCGGGGCGGCGGCGGGAGCGGCGCTGGTGGCGATGATGGTGCTGTTCTTGCATGCGGCGCGGATGGCGCTGGTGGTATTCGACCCCTATATGTCGTCGCGGCCGCTGGCGGAGGCGCTGCTGGCGGGGCCGCCGGGTAAGTTAATCGTGGACGACCAGTATTACACTTTCAGCTCGGTTTTCTTCTACACGAACCGGCGGGCGTATCTGCTGAATGGGCGGGTTAACAATCTGGACTACGGATCGTACGCACCGGACGCGCCAGGGGACGTGTTTATCGACGACGCCGAGTTCCAGCGGGTGTGGAGCAGCGAAGCGCGGTATTACCTAGTGGTAGAAGGGCCAAAGGCGGAGCGACTGGAGCAACTGGCGGGCAAAACGCGGTTCCACGCGCGGCTATTCAGCGGCGGGAAATATCTATTCACCAATCATTGAGAATTATATTCTCTCTATTATCAATTAGTTAAGAAATTCCTTCAGGCTAGTGACAACACCTCGGGTGTTATTGTCGAGTCAGGGAAGAGTTGTTCGGCTTCGCGAGTCTTCGCGAGGCCTTTTTTATTTTGAGGAGCACGGAGATGGCCAAGGGGAAACAACAAGAGAAGGCTCCCAAATCCTGTGAGCGTTGCGAGCACTGGACGGAAGTACAGAACAAGCTACGGGTGGCCAAGGTTCTGGAAAGCGTCATCAAGACGATGGAGGAAAAGTTAGGGACGGCGGACTTCAAGCCGACGCTGGCGGACTATTTGAAGTTAGTGCAATGGCAGAAGGAAAGCGGGGATGAGTTGGTAAAGGAGATCAAGGTTACATGGGTCGAACCGGTCAAACCGAGAACCGAGACATAAGGTACGACCCGCTACCTTCCCAGAGTAAATTTCACGCGTTGGAAAACAGGTTCAAGGGGTTCTCCGGGCCGATCGGCAGCGGAAAAAGCCAGGCATTGTGTCAAGAGGCGATCCGGTTGAGTTACATGAATCCCGGACGTCTGGGACTACTGGGAGCGCCGACTTACCCGATGCTACGGGATGCCACGCAGGCGGCGTTGATCGAGATTCTGGAAAGCAACGACATCCCGTACGAACATAACAAGGCCGAGAATGCGTTTGTGATGCAGGATACGGGATCGAGGATTTTGTTCCGGCCGGTGGAAGAGTTCGAGCGATTGCGAGGGACGAACCTGGCATGGTTCGGGCTGGACGAGCTGACGTACACGCAGGAGGAATCGTGGCTGCGGCTGGAAGGGCGGCTGCGGGATCCGAAGGCGACACGGCTGTGCGGATTCGGGGTGTGGACACCGAAGGGATACGACTGGGTATACCGCAAATTCATATCGGATCCGGTGCACGGATACGCGGCGGTGCAAGCGGAGCCGTTCGAGAACCGGCACCTGTTGGGAAAGATCGGGGATTTCTACGAGCGGCTGAAGGACAGCTACGACGAGACGTTCTACCAGCAGGAAGTGCTGGGTGTGTATCTGAGCATGGAGGGAGGCCGGGTGTACTCGGCATTCGACCGCAACACGCACGTGCGGGAGTTGACGGTGAACGCGAGGGAGCCATTATGGTGGGCGCTGGACTTCAACGTCGATCCGATGAGCTCGCTGATTTTGCAGAAAGCGACCGGGGGGGTGCAGGTGCTGGGGGAAATCGTGATCCGGCACAGCACGACGAAGGCGGCGTGCGAGGAGTTTCTGAAGCGGTATCCGAAGCACGGCGCGGGGGTGTGGATCTACGGGGACGCAGCGGGGAACCAGCAGCAGACAACAGGGGCCACGGATTACGACATGATCCGCGAACACTTCGCGGCGCAATCGGGAATGAAGGTGGAATACCGAGTGCCGAAGGCAAATCCGAGCGTGCGGGAGCGAATCAACCTGACGAACCGGCAGCTGAAATCGGCCGCGGGGAAGATAGGGTTGCTGATGGACCCGCAGTGCAAGGAACTGATCAAGGACCTGGAACAGGTGTGTTTCAAAGCGGACAGCAACCAGATCGACAAAGACCGGGACCGGATGCGGACGCACCTGTCGGACGCATTGGGATACGTGCTGTGGCAGGAATGCCGAGAGCAGCCGAAGATCGGGGAGCGGTGGCAGCCAATTCTTAGCTTTTAACGGGTGGACAGCGAGGGTGCAGGAACTGGCCCACGGGAGAGATAGATCGACCATGGAAAACATCAACCGGGAGCATCCGGATTACGTCGTGCGGAAGGCGATGTGGAAGCAATACAAGGATCTGTACGCGGGCGGGGAGCACTTGCGACTGAACGCGTGCGAGTACCTGGTGCGGCGTCAGAAGGAGCCGGGACAAGTGTACGAGGAGCGGCTGCGGCGAGTGTTCTACGAGAACTACGTGGGGTCGATTGTGGACTGGTACGCCGCGACGTTGATGCGGCGGGAACCGATGCTGCAGTTTGAGGGAAGCGACTCGGGAGCGAAGAGCTTCTATAACGTGCTATCGGACGACTGCGACCTGAAGGGGACGAACCTGCACGAGTTTTTCCGGCAGTGTTTTGTGCAGGTGATGGTGTTGGGGAGCAGTTTCGTGGTGGTGGACTTCCCGAAGGCGGGGGTGGTGGCGCAGACGCGGGCGGAGGAGGACGCGAGCGGAAGATCGCGGGCGTACCTGACGCCATACACGGCGGATGAAGTCATCAACTGGAACTACGACGACAAGAGCGGACTGGACTGGGTGGTGATCCGGACGTCGTGCCTGCAGCAATCGAAAGTAACGGATGCGAAGTGGGAAAAAGAGACGCGGTGGATCTACTACGACCGCGAGAACTATCAAGTGTTCCGCAAGGCGGGCGAGGCAAAGGCGATCGAGCTGGTGGATGAAGGGCGGCACGGGTTGGCAGCGCAGCGCCGGGTGCCGGTATTCGAGATGAAAGTGTCTGAGGGGTTATGGCTGATGAATAAGTCCGCGCTCCTGCAATTGGAACACTTCAACAAGTCCAACGCGCTTTCCTGGGCGTTGACGATGGGGCTGTTCGCGAGTCCGGTGATTTATTCGGACAAGGAATGGAACCAGGTGATGGGGGAGAGCTACTTCATCCAACTCGGCAAAGACGACCGATTCGGGTGGACGGAGCCGGCAGGCACGGTTTATCAGATAGCAGCGGACAACCTGGTCCGGTTAAAGGACGAAATCTACCGTGTTTGCTATCTGATGAACCAGGCCGAGGAAGCGCGAGGCGGACTGCTACATGCGTCCGGAGTTAGTAAGCAGAGAGACTTCAGCGTGACGCAAGAGGTGTTGCGCGGGTACGGGGACATGGTGAAGGACGCGATGAAGCAGGTACTGCGGGCGGTCGCGGAGGCGCGGCAGGACGAGGTGTCGATCGATGTATCGGGGATGGACGAATTCGACATCGGGGATTTCAGCAACGAACTGGACGACGCCAAGAAGCTGCTGGACTTGGGGATCGCTTCGGAGACGCTGAAGAAGCAGGTATTTAAGAAGCTGGCGTTCAAGTACCTGTGCGACGCGCGGCAGGAGATCAAGAACCGGGTGGCGGAGGAGATCGAGGCAGGGTAGGAAGTTACTTCAACGCAGAGACGCAGAGAGCGCAGAGAAAGCGCAGAGAAGACAGTTTGGGGATGAAAAGGGCCACCGCGGCTGAGGTGGACGGAAGGTCAAGAACAACGAAGAGAGACAGACGACAGAAGGCGATCGTCTGTCCCACGACAGCAAGCAAGGGATTGGGAGGTATATGGAAGGCATCGACATACAAGCGATCGTACGGCAGGCGGTACAGGAATTCGTGAACAACGAACAGGCGAAGACGGAGCCGGCGCACAAGGCAGAGTTGCAGGAGGAGCGGAAGCGCCGGGAGCAACTGGAGCGCCGGTTGAACGAACTGGTGGAAGAGAACAAGCGCAGCCGCAAGGTGGCGGCGGAAGCGGAGCGGAGCTCGACGGTGCGGGCCGAACTGCAGCGCTTGGGAGTAGCGAAGGTAGATCTGGCGTTCCGAGCGGTACAAGACGGGATCGTGCGGACCGAGGACGGGCGGCTGGTAGCCCGTAACGAGGCCGGCGAAACGCCGTTGAAGGAATACCTGACGGCTTTCGTGAACGAGAATCCGGAGTTTCTCCCGGCGCGAATTGCCGGGGGGACGGGGATGACGGCCACCCCAAAAGCTCCGGCGGGCGGCCGGGAAACGGTGGAACTAGAGCGGATACGGCCGGGGATGAGCGCCGGGGAAATGCAGCGGGTACGAGAGGAAATCGTGCGCGTGGCGTCGCAGACCCTTAAGGGGATGTGAAGAGGCCCATAACGGGGCAGGAATGCCGGCGGCGTGGGTGCAGTAGAAAAGGAACTTTCAAAGGGAGAGAGAACGAATGGCAGCTATTACTTCAAGTAACGTCGCAAACGCGATTGTCAAGCTGGTGGCGGTAGACGCATTGCCGGTACTGATTGGGAACCTCGTGATGGGGAACCTGGTGAATCGCGATTACGAGCCGGTGCTGGCGCAAGCCGGCGACACGGTAAACATTCCGATTCCGCCGACGATGGTGGCGAACAACATCGCGGAAGGCGGAACGGTACAGACGCAGAATCCGAGTCTGGGAAATGCGCAGATCGTGCTGAACACGCACGCGGAAGCGACGTTCCAGATTCCGGATGTAACCAAGGTGCTGGCGGTGCCGGACCTGTTAAAGATCTACATGGAGCCGGCGGTGGCGGCGATCGCACAGAGGATCGAAAGCGATCTGCTGGGGCTGTACGCGGGGTTCACGGCGAACAGCGCGGTGGGGACGGCCGGGACGGTGATCACGGAAGCGGTGATCGACGCGGCGGAGACGGCGATGTTTTTGTCGAAGGTACCGCCGAGCGATCAGAAGTTCATGGTAGTGGACGCGGCGACGTACTCGGCATGGAGGCAGATTCCGCGGTTCAGCGAATTCCAGACGGCGGGCGATGCCGGACTGCGGACGTTGATCTACGGCAGCGTGGGGAAGATCAAGGACTTCTTCGTCTTCCGCTCACAGTTCGTGCAGAAGACGGGCAGCACTCCGGTGACGACGCACAACATGGCGTTCACGAAGGACGCCATTGGGCTGGTGGTGCGGCGGCTGCCGCAACCGCTGCCGGGGACGGGTGCCATCGCGGAGTATGCGGAACTGGGCAACTTCGGGATGCGAGTGGTGATGAGCTACCAGCCGAACACACTGGCGCAACAGTTCACGGTAGACGTGCTGTACGGGTGCGCGGTGCTGCGGAACGCATCGGGCGTGCAGGTGAACACCTAGGAGTAAGACGGCATCCCGCCCGCGTCAAGGGCGGGATGCCGGTGCTCACGGGGAGCGTGGCGAGGAAAGGAAGAGGCATAAGAGTCCGAGCTTCGCTCGGATTGGCAAGCTGAAGCGTGCCCCACCAAAGCAGTCGTCCGAGCTTCGCTCGGATGCGCCGGCTGAAAGCCGGCGGCAGCCAGGAATGGCTGCCCCACAAGGTGACAGTGCACGAGACTAAGGAGAAAAGGAAGACACATGGATCTACAGATGTATTACCAGAAGATACGCGAGACGGAAGGGAAGATCGCGGATGAGTTTGCGCTCGTGGTGAGCCTGGAGACGTCGGACGGGGGCAAGAGCGGGAGGAAGACGGAGGTGCCGCGCCGGTTAGCAGCCAAGATGCTGGTGGAGGGGCAAGTCCGGCTGGCGTCGAAGGACGAGGCGAAAGCGCATCGCGAGGGGTTGGCGGAGGCCCAGCGAACGGCGGAGCGGGCGGCGGCGGCGGCGAGGCTTCAGTTGACGGTGTTATCGACGACGGAGCTGGACCGGCTGCGGAGCGAGGCGCGGGGCTCCAAGGAGTAGGCGGCACACGATGGCACTGTTCACGGACGGCGCGGTTACGGGCATGGAAGACCTTCGGGGGCACGACACGCAGATACTGAATGTGGCGACGGTGGAGGGCATCGACGTCACGCGAAAGCTGGCGCTGGCACATGAGGAACTCTGCATAGAGGTGTCGGCGCTGCTGTACCAGCTGAGGACGCCGATGGCGATCTTGCCGCCGGCGATCCAGCAGGTGGTGATGACGCCCCCGCTCAAGCTCTGGCACATTTTCCGGACGCTGGAAATGGTGTACGGAGACGCATACAACAGTCAACTGAACGACCGGTACGCGGGGAGGCGGGACGAATACCACGAAAAGGTGAAGTGGGCGTACAACCAAGTGATCCAGGGCGGCCTGGGGATGGTCACGGACCCGATGGAACAGGCGGCAACGCCGGTGGTACAGGCGACGGCGGGCGGGCTGGCGGACGGCACGTATTACGTGGCGGCCGCGTGGACCAACGTGGCGGGTGAAGAGGGGGCGAGTTCGGCACCGGCGATGATCCAGGTGTCGGGCAGTTCGCTGGCGGTGCAGACGACCGCGCCGGCGAAGGTCAAGGGATGGAACGTGTACTGCGGGACGAGCCCGGCTGCGATGACGATACAAAACTCGCCGATCCTGGCGCCGGGGCAGACGTGGGTGCAACCGGACACCATGTCCTCAACGGGACGGCCGGCGGGCAACGGACAGATGCCGACTTACCGGCTGCCGGTGCCGCGGACGATACAGAGGGGCTAATGACAAGCAAACTGGGAAGCGCGGCGACGGTCAAGGTAGTGCAGCGGATCACGGGACCGAACGGAGTGAATGCAGGGGTTGGAGCGTTGACACAAGGGGGACCGGACTTTGTGGGTCTGGTGGCGGCTTCACAGGTGCGGGCGCAGAACGCGGCGGGCGCACTGGCGGAGCGTGCGCAAGGGGTGAAGTACCCGGCGGTGAACGTGTACTGCGAAAAGATCGTGAACAACCTGAAGGAGAAGTTCCAGACGTTCTCGGGACAGGTGCAGATGGCGATCGAGATCCAGCAGTCACAGGACCGGTTAGACGGGATTGAGGACAGTCTTGAGGTCTATGTGGACGCGACGATGCAGATGCTGGATGGGAACCGGGGCGATTGGGGCGACGGGATGTACTACGCCGGCGGATACGAAGTGGCGTTTGGCCCGGTGAAGCAGGGTGGAAAGAATTTCATACAGGTGGCAAAAGTCACTTTCGAGATCGGAGTGAACAGGAACTAGTATGTCTACATATATTTCGTCCAGCGCGAATCGATTCTACACGGCGTTGGAAAGCGCATATGGGAGTGTGGGCTCGATCACAGCCACGAATCGGATTCCGGCGATCAAGCTCGGCATCCAACAACAGGTGGCGACAGGAACGCGGCGCGACAAGACGGGGAGCCGGACGTTCGCGGGCGTGCCGTCCGGAGTGAGGCGGCGCACGGATTTCGATTTGGAGACGTACCTGACGAGTTGGGACAAGACTACAGCAGGGCCGGGATACGGTGCGCTGTTTCAGGCGGCCCTGGGCGGAAGTCCGGTGAAATTCGGGGGAGGGACGGCGGCGTCGAGCACGGCGACGGGGCGACTGGGATTCGGAGCCGCGCACGGGCTGGCGGCGGGGCAGGCATTGTGCTTCGGGGGCGAGATCCGGTTCGTGGCGGCGATTGTGGACGCGCAGACGGTACAACTGAATGCGCCGTTCACGGTGTTGCCGGCGGCGGGGGCGGCGGTGACGGCGGCAGTGACGTACACTTTGGCGACGCAGTTGCCGAGCGTGAGCATCTTCGACTACTGGAGTCCGGCGACGGCGGTGCAGCGGCTGCTTAGCGGAGCGGGAGTGGACCAGATGGACATCGTGGTGGACGGGGATTACCACCAATTCCACTTCAAGGGAGTGGCGAAGGACCTGGTGGACAGCGCGAGCTTCGAAGCCGGCGCGTCGCAACTGCAAAGTTTTCCTGTGGAGCCGGCGGTGGCGGGGTTCGACTACTCGATCGTGCCCGGGAACATGGGGCAGGCGTGGCTGGGGACAGGGCCATCGCGGTTCTGCACGATCACGGCCGGGACGATCACATTGAAGAACGCACTGGACACGCGGGACCGGGAATTCGGATTGAGCGGGGCGTGTTCCGGGGTGCGGGCGATTTCACCGGGAGAGCGCACAGTGACGGCAGCTTTCGACCTTTATGCGCGAGACGACGATGCCACAACGGAACTGTACCAGGCGGCGCGGCAGCAATCGCCGATCAGCGTGATGTTCCAACTGGGGGAGACGGACGGGCAGTTGATGGGCGTGTATCTGAAGAGCGTGGTGCCGGAAGTGCCGGAGTTCGACGATGGGCTGAACCGGCTGCAGTGGCGATTCCGGGCATCGCGGGCACAAGGGACCGTGGACGATGAAATTACCGTGGCGTTCGGATAAGGGAAAGTCCGCGGAGGCGATGGCGGGGGGCAGCTACGCCAGCGAAGCGGTGGTGGAATCGCGGGTGGTAACGGGGGTAAGGTTTACGATCGCGAGGATGTCGTTCGGGCGGCGGGTGGAATTGATGCGGCGGGTGCGGGAACTGGCGCGGCGGACGGAGTTTCTGGCGGCCAGCGGAGAGGCGGGGGACAAAATGGACGCGGGCCTGCTGCAGGCTGAAATCGAACGGCTCTATGTGATGTGGGGCGTGAAAGCGGTTTCCGGCCTGGCGATCGATGGAGCCATGGCGGGCCCGGAACTGCTGGCGGAGGCCGGACCCGAGGAGTTATTCCGGGAGGCCCTGGCGGCGGTCCGCAGAGAGACAGGGCTAAGCGAAGAAGAAAGAAAAAACTCCTAGTCGCCTTCCATTTTCAGTTTTCCAACCAGGCCGGTTGGGAGTGCGACGCGTGCCGGAGGAGCGGCCTGGAAGCGCGGCGGCGGTGCGGGTGGCTGGAAGCGCGACACGACGGCAGAATGGCGCCCGTGTGGGCGCGGAAGACGGTGGCGACGGAGAGCTGCCCCAAGTCTTACATCACGGCGGAGAGCGAAGGGCTGGTGGAGGACTTCCTGGTGCGGCGACAGCTCGGCGGGATGAACTTCGGGGAGTTGAGCGCGCGACAAGTGGAAGGATTCCTGATTCTGGAGCAGGCGTGGGCGGGGGAAACGAAGGGGGACTCCACGCAGAGACGGTGAGGCGCGGAGATAAGCGGACGAGGAGTCCGAGCTTCGCTCGGATTGGCAGGCTGAAGCCTGCCCCACCATGCGGATGGACAAGGCGGAGCCTTATCCCACGGGAGATGAAGATGGCGAGCGGAACACAAGACGAGGTTTATCAGACGTTTTTGGCGGTATCGGGGCAGCAGACGGCGGCCCTTGGGGATACGACCGCGATGCTGGCGGGTGTGATTGCACAGGTTGACGAACTGCGGAGCAGTATC